ATGAGTCTTCTGCCGCATTCATGATAACCTGACCGGCATCAGATGTTTCTCTTAACATCTGCATACTTAGGTCGCCAAAGTCGCGGGAAGATTTTCGCTTGATAATCTTACCGGTTTCCAGCAATGTTGCAGTAGCGTTATTCCACGCACCGCCAATTTCGCCGATCTGGATAATTTGACCAACCTTCGTAAAAGTCAGCGCCTCGTAACCCGCTTGGTCTTCTGTAGCTGGAATCCCAGCCGAAATGTGGAACGTCGTTCCGAGTGAGCCTTCAACAGCCATGATAACCTCTAAATTTACTATTAATAGTAGTTACATTATAACATATCATTTGACGGGCTTTTGCTTAGACTTGATGTGACGTATCCATTTATCGGCTTTAGCTTGAAACTCGCTTACAGTGACGCCTACCATGCCGTACGGCGCTTGGATGCTGTAGCCGTCGCGGGTTGTCTTTGTTGTTGCGTATGGCCCAGTTCCCCAAAGTCCGTATTCTGCTACAACAGCGTAGGGCTTGTTGTTCACGTAGTAGAAAACATCGCCGTCATTCATTAATTTGATCACGTTAACAGCTTTAGCTACAGTCGCACCGCCGCTAGTATCTACGCTCTCGATGTCGCTAGTTGCAGCTAATCCGATGGTTGGTTGCCACGAGCCTCGAAGGTCGCCAGAGTCTACCGGCGTGCGCTTAGTAGTTGTCTCTACCAAGTCAATAGATGTCAACTGCGCCATTTCTAGCAAATCCATGCCTCTCAGCCGCGCTATCTCTGCCAACTGAGCGCCGAGTTTCTTCACGCAACCGCCTCGAAAAACACACGAACAGCGCAGCTGTTCCAAGCGCCTTGCTTGATGTTTGGTGACTTAGATATGTTCAGGATTCGCAATCCGCCAGAGAGATACCGCTCTGCCGCGAAATGCTGTTTTAGCATGTCAGCCATCACGTTGATCGGGTAATTGCCTTGACCTCCCGGATAGTTCAAAACGATGTTGTAAATCCCGCCAACACGATCTGTTAAACCGTCGATAGTAAGCAGCTCCCCGTCGTTATTCAGCGTCGTAGGCACGATGAAAGGCGTTCCAATGACGGGATTATACAACTCCTCATCAGGTGGATTAGCATAAGCCACATCAGGCAGTCCAGACATGAGACTGAGTCGATAGTCTAGCGCGCTCTCTAACTGTTGTAGTGATACCATTTTACACCCTTAGCGCTACTATATTAATGATCGTGCCGCCGTCGTTATCGTCGATAGGCGTTATTCCGTTGATGTAGTACGTTACGCCTTCGGCTCCCGTTACTTTATAACCGACTTTTAACACCGCGCCTGACTCTGACTCAATATGTGCGAGCTTAACTGTCTGAATCGCTGCATCATCGCTAGTGAATCGTATGCCAAGCTTATCAATGCGGTTTTTTGTCGCTGCTGAGAATACGGCGTAGGCGGTTTCTTCAACCTCTGCCCCTGTTGAATACTCACCTGTGACCGGATTGCGGACTGAACCGCTAGTATGCGACACCGTAACAAGTTGCCCGTATTTCTGTATTAGGTCTTTAGCAGTACCCTTTAGTCGTTGCTGTAGCGCTGGCATGTTAACCCCTGCTCATAATCTGAATAGATGAGCTAGTGCCGCCTGTCACGAACTGCGCCATGATTCGCGCCACTTCTTCATGAATGACTGGCCGATATTCGGCTTGCTTCTGCTCTGCCGGCGTTGAGTACTCTACTTCAACCGCACCTTCTACCCGCTCGCGCTTAACGCCAGTTACACTATCAGCTAACTCGGCTTGTCGATTAGTCTTGCTCAGATGATACGCTTGCAACGCCGTAGCTCTCGCTAGCTGAATAGGGAATACCGTGTAATCAGTGTTTACCAAGCCTGTACGTGGATCTGTCACGCCCGTGCGGGGCCAGTATAGCGCGTATGATGTGTCGTAGATCTTGCCGTGGTAATTCTCGCCGTAAACGTCATCTAACAGAGCAGTAGATGCCTTTAGCGCAATGTCTTGATCACTGATCACTGTAGCATAGTCCTGCTTGTACGGATCATTAGACCACACCTCTACAGCATAAGTATTGGAGCAGTACGAATCAGCCGCAGGGCCCGGGGTTGCATCAACAGCCATGAGGTAATACCTAAAAAGTTTTAATATCGTTAGTATAACATATTGACAGCTTGGTTAAGTGTCGGTATAGTTGGCTTGTTGATAACGATTGGCACAAGCGCAGTTCAGTCGATGTTTAATTATTTACAGAGGTAGAATATGAATAAGCTAAAACCAACGCAAACTATGCCGGACAAGATTAACAAAAATGCAGAGCAGAGCGTAAAAGATGCGGTATGTTTTCTTTACGCTCACGGATTTATAACAACTGATGAATGTGACGCTATTGATGACCGTGTAAGCAAGTGGGAGAAAGATTTTTACAGAGAAGTAAATAATGCAACATAACATCCATGCACACGGCGCTGTGGCGCGATAACACAAACATACCGTTAATTGGTGATAATATGATAAATAATGCAGAATATATAAAAGTAGAAGCTGCGGTTCGATATTGGGATGATGCTCATATAAATGGAGACCCTGATTACGACGGAGATAAAACGCCATTTCGAGTAGGTGATTTATGGTGCCCTACGATTCGCATTAGCGACGGAATGATTGAAGATTGGCCGCAAGGGGTTAAAGCAGACTTTCACTTCAAGGTTTGTGATGCCGGCATGTATTACTTGCTGAACAATAAAAAACAAGCTATTGCTGATCGAATGAATGATTACGTACCGTCTGGTCTTTGCCATGGCGATAAAGGATATGGAGACTATATTATTTTTTCAGTAGGCGATGATGGATTTATTGAAAACTATAAAAACCTTATCGACTTTGGCGAATGGCAAGAAATACCATTCTAGCAAGTTAACATCAGTATAACGGCGCTGTGGCGCAGGAGAATTATATGGTTGATGAAGTTGAGTTTGATATTATGGATGCTGATGATCAAAGCAGATCGGAAGATGATTTTTCTGATAATTTCGATTACGACACAAGAGCATCAGCGAGAAAAAAAGCTGGGCGAAAGTTAAGCGAAAGAGAGTGGGATAAGGCGATTAACGACACATTTACCGATTCAAGCGGATGCTACTAGCAACCCAACACACGGCGAGGGTGGAAACAGATGAGTAATGAAATGATTTTATATGACTCTCCAGAATCTGCACATTTCGTAAGCGGAATCTCGGGCTGGGTCAGTCGGGACGGTAGATTCTTTGGAGATAATGAGCATCTGGCTCGTTACTGCGGATGCACTCACATTAAATGTAAAACATGCGGACATATTCATGCACATAACTCGTATTGCGAGCCTTGTGCAAAAGTCCGTATCGAAGAGAGATTCAGTACATATGAGCGTAAAGAGTGGGACGGTGAAACCCCGCTCAGCATCAACGGTACTGATGTGTATTTTTTTGATTCTGACGAATTGCAAAACTGGCTCAAAGATAATGACGAGCAGTTGGAAAACCTACAGTTGGTTCTATGTAAGCCTATATCAATGAACCATCTAGATGAGGACTACTTTCTCGAAAATCTACATGAAGATGCTGAAATACCTGAGCCGCTTCAGGAGGCTATTGATCATTTAAATGAAATTATTAGATCTCTGCCGACTCAGTGCTGGGAGCCCGACAAATACGCGGCAGTAGTGGATCTATAACACCAAAACAAACGGCGCACAATGCGCCAATGACTTGGCAATACTAGGAGAAGTAATAATGGCTAAAGTAATGTTTTCAAATCAATACGGTCTAAATACAACCAAAGAGATGTAACACATTCCGAGAATTGGAGATACTATACCGCTATTTCACGAACCTTATCCAAAGGTTAAAGCAGTAGTATGGTTTCCTGAAATGGTAACGCACGATCTTCGTGATATGGGCGTCGACGTTCTGATCACTGTGGAGTAAACAAAATGACATACTACAAACTACTAAACAACATCAAGAAACACCTAAAACACACACCAACCGTAGGCGCGGCATTGTGCAGAACCACAGGAATTGCAGATCAAGAGCTATTAAAACTTGACGGAAGTGAAGCTTGGGATTTATTCTTAGGTAAATACGTTAAACGAGACGGGAGTGTGAGGGTATGAAAATCACAATCGGGAATCATGTTGAATTAAAAGGATTGACTGACGAGCAATATCATACGTTTTGTCAAAAGGCAATTAAAGATGGCGCAAACCGATATGAGTATAACCCGGAAGAAACATTCTCAAATGATTGGAAGCATGTTGGTGTAGATGAGCATAATGACATAATGCATTATAGTGAGTACTTTTTAGATAACTACCCACATATGCTACTAACCATCGACCAAGCGCTATCAGATGACGAAGAAGAACAAGACGAAGTAATCGACGCAGTGAACGAGATGCGAGAAGTTAACAGTGAGATAGAAAATCTATTTAATCGCAAAGCAGAGTTAGAGAAAATCATCTGCGACGGGCTTGATATTAGTTGAGAGTGCGCATGAGAAAGAAACTTCTCAGTCTTGCTATAAACTCAATCACAGTATGCCAAGAAGACATCCTTCGTGGCGCTTACGGCTATGATGATATAGCGGGAATCTCTTATGTAATTTCTCCACGAGGCGATAAATAGTTGCTAGCTAGAGTTGTTGAGGCGTATAATCAAAGAGATGTATTGGACTACAATTTGCTATTAGCAATGAATGATCTAAGGCATCTTGCAACTAACTATCGCCACCATGCAGCCTTATATCAACCCTTCGCCCATTTGCATAAAACTTCATAGCCTTCTGCGAGTAGTGCCTGATCTTAACCTGATCAGGCCTCATCCCCGTTGCTTTTGCGAATAACACAACGCCTATGATATACGGCTTCCACCACCATTTAAACTTGACGCTTAATTTAAGCTCTACATGCGCCATGTCAGTGCACCGTATGATGTTCTAAGAACGGCATGTCTATCGAATATCCCATATCTTCTGCTAACATGCGAGCCGTTTCCAGCGCAGTGTTATAGCAAACAAGCATTTCCTCTGGTGATAAATGAAGCGAAGCAATCTCGCTATACGCCTCTTCTGACTCTTCGTGATCAATAAGTATTGACATTGATTTATACTCCGTGTATCGTTAGGGGTATATTAGCACAGAATGAGGAACCGCAATGACCAACTCGACACTACTGCACGCATTGATAGCGGCAGGACTAACTTTATCAGGAACCAGCAACATACAAAAGACCAAGCTTTATCATAAGCCAGAGCAATCAGAATCAGATAAAGCTATGGCATTGGAAAAAGCAGAAGCTAAACGTAAAATGAAGCGTGAGAAAGCGATGAGGGGGAATGTATGAAATACACACTAGAACAATTACAAGCAATGAGTGATGATGATCTATCAAGAACAGTAACAGAATTGACAGCATTTCTTGATATTATAGATTGCGGAGAGCTTGGCGAGTACGATGTTTATCAGTGGATTGAAATGCACGGCATATCTATTGACATTAACAATAATTTAGATATGGTGCCGATTATTGATGAATACCACATTGTATTATCAAAAGCCAGTAGTGATGATTACTGGTGCGCATCCGCAACAAATACGCCTTTAGTTATCGACGAAAATCCACTGCGCGCTGCTGCTATTTTGTATGTGCTAGTTAGGCAGGTGAAGACTGTATGACTAAGCAAGAGTTTGAACGACTATATCTTTGTAGTCTTGAGCCTGACCCTATCTTGCTAGAAATAGCTGCATTCTTGAAATACGCTACAGAACAGGAAATAAAACATCATTTACGTATCGGCTCATTTACTAGAAAAGAGCTAAGTCAAGCAATAATTATGATTGAAAAAGAGAAAGATCGCATCAGATCAGTAGATGATAACCATTGCACAGGCAATCAGGAGCGCGATTAACAATGCACCTAAACACAAACACACTTCCGCCCATCTCCGACGTGTTCTGGCTTTGGATTAAGACAGATCAAGGCGAGTTGCGTAAAGTTAAGCGAACTAAGATCATAGAATCACGCGACAGATGGGAGTGGCCTTGCTTGACCATCGATGGGGAAGAAAAGGTTTTCAACGTCACGGCTTGGGCGTATACTTAACGCCGCCGTGGTGGCTACACGCACCCCTACCGACGGATTGGCTTAACGATCCGTCATTACACACTGCTCTAACAGTTGAATAATCAGCAATAACAGAACCAATCAACAACCCGAACGCTACAGCGATAAGCAGCTTCATTACTTACCCTCTGTATTTTGTGCCTTCGGTGTTCTTTGAGAGTCTTGTTTGTTTATGATAGCTGGTTGATACACAACGAGGCTTAATAGAGCTATGAACACGGCGCCTAACACTGTCTTTACTATCCAGCTCCTAGCCTTCAGTAAAGGCTCAACCTGATCATGGCGCGCATAAGTTTCGCGCACGTGGCGCTTAAACTCTTTCAAGTCTTCATGAATATCATCGTGACGCTTATCAATATCATTGAATTTAAGCGCATTGACGCGCTCATTAGCTTTGATGTCGCCCAGCACTGACAATACTTCGT